GGCTTCCCTGAATTATTTGGAGAAGGAAATGATGAAGAACAAGAATCTATCAACGACTTTAGTGAAACAACTCAATTTGCCAAGCGATGGGGATGGTATCAATCAATATATGGACTCGCTAAGGGAGACATTACAAAGTTCGATGAAGTTACCGGCTACAGACTTACTAAATGTCTCACGTATCTCGTCTTTGAAAAGCAAAAAACAGAAATTGAACACAGGCAATTACAAAGAAATCTAAAAAGATGATAGGATTTTACGACATATTAAACAAACTGAAGATACATTTTGAAAATGATGAGATTGTAAATTCTGTTACCCAGGGTGATATATTTCAAGTTGACTTAAGTAAACAAACTATTTTCCCATTAGCACATATCATGGTTAATAGTTCTACACTTAGTGACAATACACAAACCTTTAACGTTTCTGTAATTGCCATGGACATAGTAGATGTTTCCAAAACTGCAGCGGCTAATGACTTTGAGGATAGCGACAATGAACTAGACGTACTTAATACACAACACCATGTATTGAACAGGTGTTACCAACAAATGTTACACGGTAATTTATGGGATGCACAATTTGTTGTGGAAACAGACCCTACATGTGAACCATTCACGGAACGTTTTGAAAACTTACTAGCAGGTTGGACAATGACATTTGACGTTGTAGTTCCAAACGACATGACAATTTGTGATACAGGGACTTATGCGCCGTTTTGCGCACCTTCATTTGTTGTAAACACGAACGGAAGTTATAACCAAACAGTACAAAGCGGGGCAACATTAACACTACCTGACACAACCTTTAACGTACAAATAGACGGAACACAGGTAAGCACAAACACTTACCCAACTTTAAGCAATCAAATAATTAATTTAGCATGGCAATAGACATTAACATTCCATCACAGGTAAAGACATTTGCAAACCTGGCAGGCTTCCCTGTTACAGGCGCTGTAAAAACAATTTACATAGCAGAAGATACAAACAAAACTTATCGTTGGACAGGTAGCGCTTATGTAGAAATTTCGGCAAGTGGAGCAGGTGGTTCTTTTGTACCTTACACAGGGGCAACAGGAAATGTTGACTTAGGAACAAACGATTTAAAAGTAAATGAAGTTTTTCTTTACGATGCACCAAACAATAACTATGGTTCTATTCATTACACAGATGGAAACTTTCATGTTCAAAATGGTAGTGGACTACCGATGTTCGTGGTTGAGGATGGATATGTTCAATTACATAGAAACAGTTTCATCCAATCAAATCTATACACAACATTATTAGGTTCGACTCGTGACCATTATTTACCCGATGCTTCAGGAACTATCGCCTTGACTTCGGATGTTGCGACCAAGCAAGATACTTTAGTAAGTGGAACGAACATTAAAACAATCAATGGAAATTCTGTTTTAGGTTCGGGTGACTTGGTTGTGAGTGGTGGTGGTGCAAGTGGTATTCATGCTATTACAACTTTAGCAAGTGGACAAAGTACATATGCGGGTACAACATCTCAAGGGTTTTCTAGTAGTTCTTCAGTCTTTAATAGATTAGTAGCATGCCCATTTATCCCTAATCAAAATATAACGAGTTCTGCCTTATACATGAATGTTGCAGGCGCAACCCCTTCCGGGCAAGCGAGAATTTTAATATACTCCAATTTAAATGGATTGCCTGACCAAAAGCTTTACGAAAGCACAAATCTTGACTGCTCAACAATTGGAATAAAAACAGCGACTACAACATTTAATTTTGTTGCCGGCACAACTTATTGGTTGTGTTTACATAATTCACCAACTTTTAATGTAAGTTTGATAAATTCTAGCGGGTCAATTCCTTTAAATGTTGTTGCAGTTACAAACCCCATTACACATTTATACATGAACGTAACTTTTGGAAGTGCGCCAACAACATTTGGAACTCCAATTTATGCAAGTGGAAACCCTCCATTTATCGGAATAACTAAAGCTTAAAATTATGCCACAAATTAGAAACGAAATTTACGACGACAATGGACTTGTTCGAGTTGAGTTCATTGAAGTAGAAGAACCAACGCAAGAAGAACTTATTGCTCAAAAGGAAGCAGAGTTACTTGCAATGTACAATGAACTAAAAGCCCTTAAAGGAGAATGAACCAAGAAGAGTTACAAAAAGAGCTAAACAAGTTCCGTGACTTAGTTGTAAAAAGGGCTAAGGATAATTTAGTACGCCAAAGAAAAATAACTTCTAAGACACTATATAACTCAATCAAAGGTAATGTCAAAGCTATGCCCAATTCATTCAGCATGAACTTTGAAATGGCTGAATATGGTATGTACCAAGACCAGGGGGTTAAAGGTAAAACAAGTTCTAGTAAAGCCCCTAAAAGCCCTTTTAGGTTTGGTTCAGGCACAGGTCAAAGCGGTGGTTTAACAAAAGGAATAAACCAATGGGTACGCAAAAAACGTTTTCAATTTAACGACAAAAAAACAGGTAAGTTTTTAAGCTATGATTCAACTGCATTTTTAATTACTAGAAGTATTTACCATAAAGGCATCAAACCTAGTTTGTTTTTTACAAAGCCATTTGAACAGGCATATAAGCGTTTACCGGAAGACTTAGTAGAAGCATTCGGGTTAGATGCAATAAAATTATTTAACACAACAACATTCCCTAAACAAAAATAGATGGCAATTTTCGCACGCAGCCCGTATTTTATTAGAATAGCAGAGACAGGACAACAAGGTTCTAAAGTAGAACTATTTATAAGTAATGGTGCGTTTTCTGCAACACCCCAACACGTACTTACAAAACTTATTCCTGCATCTAACAACATTGAAAACCTTTATGATATTAGTAATTACATCCGTGAGTACATAAGCTTTAACGCAATCTCAACTACAGGTGATGCAGCTGTAGCAACACCAACCGCGCAAAAAGCAAACGTAAGGGTAAAACGATACAAATTAGTTACAGGTGTATATACTCTTTTAGACACGGTTGATTATGTTGCATTTGATGGTTACACATATTACGAACAAGGCCCGTTGTTTGACTTGGGGAACTATGGGTTAGACCAAACAAAATATTACTACTTAAACACGAAATACCCAGGTAAACTTAGGGTAACTGTAGGTGCAGGGTTTTATGCACGTTACACTAACTTAGTAACCAACGTACAAACAACTTTAACATTAGCAAGTGCAGGCACATTTGATTTACCTAGGGTGAGGACAGCCAATTTAACTGACGGCAACATTTTAGAAATGTTTGATGCTTCAAATGTTTTACAGGCTAAATACTTTTTTTACCCATTGGCTGAATGCAAGTATACACCTGTTATAATAGACTTTGTAAATAAATACGGGGCCTGGCAGCGTGAGTTCTTTTTTAAAGCTTCTAATGATTCTTTTACCGTTGAAAACACGGAATACAATTTACTACAATCAAACGTTTATAGCTACAACACTTTAGAAGGCCAAAGAAAAACATTTAATACCAACGGAAAGAAAAGCATTAAAGTAAACACAGGTTGGGTTGACGAAAGTTGGAAAGAAGTTTTAAAACAAATAATGTTAAGCGAACGTATTTTAATTGATTTGTACCCTGCTAAAATAAATACAAAGTCAACAGAATTATTTAAGCACATTAATACACACCAAATAAACTACAGCCTAGATTTTGAAAGTTCATTTGACGTTATAAATTCTGTAGTGTAATGAATAGAGAAATAGGAATATTTATAGAAACAAACCCGTTGCAGTTAGACAGCGAGTTTACACGTTTAGAATTATTTAACGATGAAAAGATTTCTGTCAGTTCTACTATTCAGGATATCTCAGATATTAGTAAAATATTTACAGACTTTTCCCAGGGGTTTACAATTCCATGTTCACCAACTAACAACGCTATATTTCAGCACTTTTACCAAAATGATGTTGATGCAACTATCAGTTATCAAAACAGGTACAACGCATACATTGAAATTGACACTATATTGTTTAGACGTGGTAAAATTCAGTTTGAAAAAGCCAACCTAAAAAACGGAAAACCTGATAGCTATTCTGTAACATTCTACGGGGCAGGGGTAAGCCTTAAAGACCATTTTTTAGAAGATAAATTAAGTCAGTTAGACTATACTGCATTAAACCATGAATACATTAATAGTCAAGTTTACAACCGTGTTGTGACAGATAGCACCGTTACGGATTACGATGTGCGCTATCCTTTAATTACTTCTAAAAGAGTTTGGCAATATGGCGCAAGCGTTCCAATTCCTACAGCAAATGTTCCTGATTGGTATAGCTATCCGTCAAACAACAGCAATAACTTAAACCACAATAACGGGCGTATTTTTTTTACAGAACTTTTTCCTGCTGTCAGAGTTGCTACTTTATTTACTTTAATTGCACAGAAATACGGAATAGTATTTAACGGGTTATTCTTATTATCTGACGCATTTAGAAAAGCTTTTTTGTATTTTAAGAATAAGGAAACTTTTTTCTTTACTAGTAGTGCAGTTCCATTAATTTATACAGGGGTTTTACCACAGGGTTTTTTGGCAGCTGCCTTTAACCAAACAACAAGTACATTTACACCCATTGAACCTGCTACAGGTAACAATTTTGAACATACACTATTCTTTAATGTGGTAAGTTTAACGGGCGCACCTGTTGATTACTTCATTGACATTTACAAAAATGGTGTTTACTATAGTACAAGAAATGGGACAACAACATCAGGTAACCCGCAACAATTTGGTGAAATTGTGTTCCCTAACGAAGCAGTAACTTTAAAAGTTAGGAGTTATGCATCTACTTCAATTACAATAAATTTACTTTACCAAAGAAAAGAATTTTACAATTCTAATGGGGTAGTTGAAATAAAAACAGGTACAGTTATCGCATCTGCAACAACTACTGTTTTTACAGATTTATCAGGGGTTGCACCTGACATGAAAATTGAGGATTTCATTAGGGGTATTTGCAAGCAATTTAATTTAACTGTTTATTCTAAAAAGAAAAACGAATATACTTTTGATACGATTCCATTTTGGTATAGTAATGGTTCTGTTTATGATGTTACAAAATATACGGACATAACTAGCATTGAAGTTGAAAGGGTAAAGCTTTACAAATCCATAGAGTTTAAATATCAACCCAGTGAAAGTTTTTTAAATAAATACTTTTTGGAGAACCCAAACAACCCCGATGCACACGAGTACGGAAATTTAAAAATAGGGTTTAATTACGATGGGCCTGAATACAAAATTGATAGTCCATTTGAAAACTTGTTACACAACAATTTTGGTAATCAATTACAAGTAGGTTATGCTTTAAACAAACAATTTACATCTTACATCCCTAAGCCTGTTTTACTTTATATGAATAAGAAAACTACAATTACAGGTAGTGGGCATATACATTGGAACGGGCAAGCAAACATAACAGGTTACGTTCCATTTGGGCAGGATTCAGAGGTTTTATTTTCCCAGGGCTTAGTTCCTTTAACGCTAAACTTTGGTGCTGAAATATCTAGCTTTTACAATGTAATAAATTCAAATAGTATATACCAACTTTATTACGCTAATTATTTAACAAACCTATACAACCCTAAAAACAGGCTAACTAAATTAAAAACTATTTTACCTGTTAGCTTATTAACAAAGCTACAATTAAACGATAGGTTAGTTATTAGAGATAAACGCTATTACATTAACGAAATGCAAAGTGATTTAACAACAGGTGACGTAAACTTTACTTTGTTAAGCGACTTCCAAGTTATTAAACCTATTCAATTTGCAAGCGTTCCTGTTGGTGTAGATACACAACTACAATTTAATATCGGAATGACAAACGGTGGCAATCAAATAAACGTAACTAAAAGTGCTAATGCTAGTGATGTAGTTTTAAGCTTAGCAAGATTTACAGAAGAAGGGTTTTTAACAGTAACCGTTCCGGCTCACGCAGCAAGAGATATTGTGTTAACATTAGAAACAAGTTTCCCTGACAGAGAGCGTTCAGAAAACGTAACAAATTTCATAACAATAGAACAAAAATGATAAAGAACATTATAGCCATGCTTACCCTAGGTAGTTTCTACGGTATTTCAGAAAACATAGATATTGCCAAAGGTAAATATGCTTACACTAAGTCCTTCAGGAAAATGACTAGACAAGAAATAAGAAAAAACGCACGCAAAAAAATTAACTGATGGCAGAAAAGAAAATAATTGAAATTGATGTAAACACGAAAGATGCCGTTAAGTCTATGGAGAACCTCTCCAAGGCAACACATGACGTAAGTAAATCCTTTGAAGAAGTATACGGTGACTTGCAACCACTAACAACCCGTATGGGTGAAGCTGAAGATAGGTTATATGAATTAGCGAACGCAGGTAAGACTACAACGCAAGAATACAAAGACTTATTAAAAACCGTTGGTGATTACCGGAAGGTACAGATTAAAACGGACATGGCAGTTGATGCTGCTGCTTCAACAATGGGGCAAAAACTTGGCGGCGCATTAAATGGCGTTACTTCAGGGTTTACTGCAGCCCAGGGGGTAATGGGTACGTTTGGTGCTGAATCTGCATTGGTTGAAGAATCTTTGTTAAAGGTTCAGTCTGCCATGGCTATCCAACAAGGGTTAGAAGGTGTAAGGGAAAGCGTTAAAGACTTTAGGGAATTAGGGAATATTTTAAAAGCTAATTCTATTGTTCAAAAGGTTGTTAATGCAGTTACATTAGCTTATAATACAATCATGGCAGCTAACCCTGTTATGGCTATTGTAGCAGGAATTGCAGCGTTAATTGCAATTGGTTACAAGTTGGTTACAATGTTTCAGGAATCAGCTAAAATGAACGATACTGCAGCAGCAGCAGTCAAGAGAAACACGAACGCATTAAACGCACAAATTGCAGCTAGTGACAGGGCAAGTGAATCATTAAGAAATAAAAACGGGCATGAGTACGCAATGGCTCAAGCCTCAGGTGCAAGTACAGAAGCATTACGTAAGTTAGCCTTAAAACATGCAGACGAAGAAATCGCATTAGAAAAAGCAACATTAGCAACTGCAAGAAACACTTACGAAAAGGAAAAAAACACTTTAGCAAATTACAAAAGTTTAGGTGTTAGCGATGATATTATTGAAAAGCAACGTGAACTAGTAACTAAGTCAAGGGAAGCCTTAAAAGAGGAATACACGGATTTAAAGGAAGCGTACAAGAATAGACAACAAGTAGCACAACAGAACCAAGTTGAACGCAGGCAAGAACAAACGGATGCAAAGAACGAAGCAATTGCAAATGCTCAATCTACTAATGAAGCTATTTCTAGTAAACAAAAAGAAGCATTAGAACAAATAAAAGAAAACCAACGTGAAGCGACTGATGTCTTTAAGTCTGAATACGAGTTACAAGTTCGAGCTATTGAAGAAAAGTACGCAGCAGAAATTGCACTAGCAAAACAATATGGTAAAGACACAGTTGATTTAGAAAAAGCTAGAAAAAAAGAATTACAGGATTTAGAAGATGCCCAGGCAAAAGACTTATTTGATGGAACAGAAACCCTTGTTTTATTAGATGCTAAAAAAACAGAAATTGTTGTTGGTGGCGAAAAGAAAAGGGCAGAAGATACCATAACACAATTACAAGGTGTACAAGCAGTTAGAGAAAGAATATCTGACGCAGAAGAAGCTTTAGAAGAAAAGAAAAAAGAAAACTTACAAAGAGGGTTAGAAGCAACTGCAAGTGTACTAGGTGACATATCTAATTTATTTGGTAAACAAACAAAGGCAGGTAAAATTGCTGCAATTGCTGAAGCCACAATTAACACTTTTTTATCAGCGCAAAAAGCATATACTTCAACTATTGGTATCCCTGTAGTTGGGCCTGTATTAGCACCTATTGCTGCAGGTACAGCTATTGCTGCAGGTTTCAAAAACATTAAAGAAATTAAGGCAATTAAAACTCCCGGAGGAGGAGGTGATGGAGGAGGTATAAACGTACCGGCACCACCAACAATTACACCACCTACAATGTCAGGGCCGAGCTTTAATGTAGTAGGTAATTCAGGTGTAAATCAATTAGCCACATTACAGCAACAACCTATTCAAGCTTACGTTGTTTCAGGCCAGGTAACATCTCAACAATCACTAGATAGAAACAGGAAAGAAAACGCAACACTTTAACAAAAACTAAGTTTATAAGACATGAAAATAGTTGAACTAGTAATAGACGAAAAAGATACATTAAGCGGGATTGACGCAGTTTCTGTAGTCCATTCACCTGCAATAGAAGAAAACTTTATTGCCCTGGCAAAACACGAAATAGAACTCAAAGAAGTAGACGCTGAAAAGAAAATAATCATGGGTGCTGCCTTAGTCCCTAATAAACAAATTTACCGCGTTAATCCAAAGACAAAAGAGGAATACTATATATACTTTTCTGCAGCTACAGTACGCCAAGCATCAGAATTATTTTTAATAAATTCTAACCAAAATAACGCTACATACGAACACGACAAGAAGTTAAAAGGAATGTCGGTTGTAGAAAGTTGGATAATTGACGATAGTAAATCGGATAAAAGCCGATTATATGGCTTTGATTTGCCAAAAGGAACGTGGATGATTTCCATGAAGGTAAACAACGATGAAGTTTGGGCTGACGTTAAGGCCGGCAAAGTAAAAGGCTTTTCAATAGAAGGTTACTTTGCAGACAAACTAGAAATGTCAATGTTAAGTGAAGATGATTTACTATTAGAACAAATCAAACAAATAATTTTAGCAGAATACGATTTAGAAAGCTACAGCGACTACCCGGAACAAGCATCAGAAAATGCTAAGGTTGCATTGCGTTATGCTGAGGAGAACGGTTGGGGTTCATGTGGTACACCTGTAGGCAAAGCAAGGGCGAACCAATTAGCAAATAAAGAACCAATCAGCCGTGAAACAATTTCAAGAATGGCAAGTTTTGCCAGGCAACGGGAAAACGGCCAAAAGGAATTAGGGGATGGTTGCGGGCGTTTAATGTGGTTAGCTTGGGGCGGTGATGCCGGGGTTGATTGGGCAATAAGAAAATTAGAACAAATAAAAAACCAATAATATGAGCAAAAGTAAAACACCTAGTTACAGTTCACCAAAAGGGGGCCGCAGAGGGTGCCTATGTGAAAACGGAAAATACTCAACTAAATGTTGCGACGGAAGTTTACAAGCACAGGGCGTAGGTGTCACGCAAGGCATTGACGTAGTAAGTGCAACCGAAAATGCAGGGGTAAGGGTTATAGTTCGCCAGAACGGGTAAAAACGCAACAAATTAATTACTAATAAGTTTATATAAAAAAGACAAAAAATGGGTTTAAGAGAAGTATTAAAAAAAGTATCTGTAATTAACGCAACTACTGACCTTAGTTCACACAAAGTTAACTTAGCATTAATTGATGAACTAGCTAATATTAAAATGGAAGCAGGTTCTTTGTTAGTATTACAAAAACAACAATTTGAAGCAGCACAAAAACTTGACCAATCAATTACTTTAAACAAAAAAGGCCTAGCTGAAGCGCAAAGGGGTTTAAAAGCAGCTACTGATTTAGGTGAACCAAAAGGAATTGAAATATTTAAAAACTATGTTAAGTCATTTACAGCTGATATTACAAGGGCTGAAAAAGGCAAAAAATTAGTAGCAGCATTAAGTAACGTATAAATTTAAAAACAAAAAATGAAAAATAGCACAGTAAACAAAATTAAAGCACTTTTAGGAATGGAAGTGAAATTAGAACAAATGAAGTTAGCAGACGGGACTACGGTTCTTGAAGCAGACGCATTTGAAATGGGTAACGAAGTATTTATCGTTACCACTGACGAACAAATGATTCCTTTGCCAATTGGTGAATACGAATTAGAAAACGGAATGATGCTAAAAGTAGAAGTAGAAGGTATCATTGCTGAAGTAATGGAAATGCCAGCTGCAGAAGAAGAAGTTGCACCTGAAGCAGAAGTTGAAGTTGAAGTTGAAGCAGAAGCTACACCGGCCCCAACAGCAAAGAAAACTATTGAGTCAGTAGTTAAAGAAACTTTCTTTTCAGAAATTGAAGCACTACAAAAAGAAAATACAGAATTGAAAGCGAAATTGGAAACGCTATCTAAAGTTGACGAAGTTACAGAAGAGGTAACCGAACTTGCAGAAGTTAAGCCAATCAGTTTTAACCCTGAAAACACGAATATCGTTGAAAACATCCGTTACGCTAAAAAAGGTAACCGTACTACAATGGATTCAATCTTAGAAAAATTTAACAAATAATATTAACTAATTAAAATTTAAAAGAAATGCCAACAACAACATCGATTACAACGTCTTATGCAGGTGAATTTGCCGGTAAGTACATTGCAGCAGCTTTATTAAGCGCACCAACATTGGACAAAGGGGGAATTACAATCGTTCCTAACGTAAAGTTCAAACAAGTAATTAAAAGAGTATCTACGGATGATATTATCAAGAACGCAACATGTGATTTTGACGCTACATCTACAGTAACACTTACAGAGAAAATTTTACAACCTGAAGAGTTCCAAGTAAACCTACAATTGTGTAAAAAAGACTTCGGGTCTGATTGGGATGCAATTTCAATGGGTTATTCAGCATTTGACGTATTGCCTAAAAACTTTACAGATTTCTTATTAGCGCATGCTGCTGAAAAAGTTGCAGGTGCAATGGAAGTTAGTATCTGGAGAGGTGTTAACGCAACTGCAGGTCAATTCGCAGGTATCATGACACAATTGTTAACAGATGCTTCTTTGCCATCTGCTCAAGAAGTTGCAGGTACTACAGTTACTGCTGCAAACGTTATCGCTGAGTTAGGGAAAATCGTTGATGCTTGTCCTGCAACTATCTACGGAAAAGAAGACTTAAACTTGTATGTATCGAACAACATTTACCGCGCATATGTACGTGCATTAGGTGGGTTTGCTGCTGCAGGTGTAGGTGCTAATGGTTACGACAATAAAGGTACAAACCAAACTTTAGGTGATGTATTCTTTGACGGGGTACGTGTATTCATGGCTGAAGGTCTTGCATCAAACACAGCTTTACTTGCTCAGAAATCAAACTTATACTTTGCTACAGGTTTATTAAATGATATGAATGAAGTACGTGTAATTGACATGGCAGATACTGACGGTTCACAGAACGTCCGAGTGGTAATGCGTTTCACGGCAGATGCTCAATACGGGTTCGCTTCTGACTTAGTAACATACGGAATTACAAACTCTGCTAACTAAAATTAGCTTAACAAAATAATCGGGGAGGGGTTCGCTCCTCCCTTTTTTTTAACATTTAAATTCTAAAAATATGTGCGACATAACAACAGGTAGACTTGAGGTCTGCAAAGATGTAGTAGGTGGGATTGATGCCATTTACTTTATTAACTATGGTGATTACAACGCAGCAACTGACGTAGTGTATACTGCTTCCACAGATACAATTGATACAATTGCAAACGTAACATCACTTTACAAATACCAATTAAAAGGAACAAACTCATTTGACCAGGTTATTACAACTTCGCGTGAGGCAGGTACTTCATTTGTTGAGCAAACATTATCAGTTACTTTAAAGAAACAAGATGCTGCTACACATAAGACAGTTAAATTATTGTCTTACGGAAGACCTAACGTAATAATCAAAACACGTAACAATCAGTTTTTCCTTGCAGGTTTAGAGCATGGTATGGAATTAACAACTGCAAACGTGTCAAATGGTGTCGCAATGGGTGACATGGTTGGTTATACTTTGACATTTGTAGGTACAGAGAAAATTCTTGCCAATCTATTAGATGCAAACACTGAATCAGGTGCTACAGGTCTTGTAGGAAATGCAACAGCCGTGTTCGGTGCAACAACAACAATCGTTGCTTCTTAATTCTTTTTTAATAGCTTAATTGAAGGGGTGGCTTAGGTCACCCTTTTTTATTTGCAACAAAATTTATCTTTTTAAGTTTATTAAGTATGATAGTATTAACACCTTCTACATCTGCTCAAACATTTTCGTTTATACCTAGGTTCGACAACTATACTACAATGAGCATTACTGATGAACAAACTAATGTAACTACAATAGTTCCAATTACTAGTTCAACCCAGGGGGGCTATGTAAATAAAATTACCGCAACATTTGCTTTAAAAAATAACCACACTTATACACTTTTGCTTTATTCAGGTTCAACCATTTCACATAAGGATAAAGTTTTTTGTACTAATCAATCAATATCAACATTTTCCGTAAACAACGGGGCCTATACTTCTAATGCAACAACAAACACTTACATAGTTTATGAGTGATAACCTACATATCTTAAGCCTAAGTGCTTACACAACACCTTTAATCCAAGAATCCAAAAAGGAAAATTGGGTTGAGTACGGTGAAGACAATAATTACTATTCGTTTTTAATTGATAGATATACAAATTCAACTACAAATTCAGCCATTATAAACAACATTTCACGGTTAATCTATGGCAAAGGTTTATCAGCACTAGATGCTAGTCGCAAACCTGCTGAATATGCGCAAATGATGGCCTTATTTAGCCCGGAAGACACACGTAAAATTATCATTGATAGAAAAATGTTAGGCCAATACGCATGGCAGGTACATTACAACGATAAGCATGATAAAATTTTAAAGGCTTTTCATATACCGGTAAACTTATTACGCGCTGAAAAATGTAACAAAGACGGTGAAATAGAAGCTTACTACTATTCTGATAATTGGGCTGACGTTAAAAACTACGCACCTAAACGCATTCCTGCTTACGGTTTCTCAAATGAAAAAGTAGAAATTGTTTACTTTAAACCTTATTCAGTTGGGATGAAGTATTACAGTTATGTTGACTATCAAGGTTCTTTGCCCTATGCACTTTTGGAAGAAGAAATTGCCGATTACCTAATTAATGAAGTTCAAAACGGGTTTTCAGGGACTAAGGTTGTCAATTTTAATAACGGTGTCCCTACTGAAGAACAACAAAGCATGATTACTAATAAAGTAATGAACAAGCTTACAGGTTCACGAGGTCAAAAAGTAATCGTAGCATTTAACGATAACCAGGAATCAAAAACAACAGTTGATGATATTCCACTTAATGACGCGCCGGAACATTACACATATCTATCGGAAGAGTGTTTACGTAAGATTATGCTAGGCCATAACGTTACTTCTCCGCTTTTATTCGGGGTTGCATCTTCAAACGGGTTTAGTGCTAATGCAGATGAACTTAAAAACTCTTCTATCCTGTTTGATAACATGGTAATACGCCCTTTTCAGGAAGAAATATTAGAATCCATACATAAAATTTTAGCTTTTAACGGCATTAGTTTAAAGTTATTCTTTAAAACCCTGCAGCCTTTAGAATTTACTGACTTGGAAAACACTCAAACAGAAGAGCAAGTTGCAGAAGAAACAGGCACAGACGGTACGCAGTTAAGTTCACAGGCCAATGCATTAATTGATTTAGGTGAAGATGTAAACCCGGAATGGGTATTGATTGACGAAAAACCGGTTGACTACGATACTGACGACTTGGAAAACGAAAACCTAGCCAAAGAAGAAAAACAAAGCTTACTTAGTAAATTAGTAAACCTTGTTTCTACAGGTGATGCAAGGCCAAACATAACAAGTAAGCAAGACAAAACAATTGACGGCTTTAAATTCGTTGTTAGGTACAAGTACGACGGTGTTAAAACAAGCAATCAACGTGACTTTTGTAATGCAATGATGGCTGCTAACAAAATTTACCGTAAGGAAGATATTTTAAAAATGAAAGACCAAGCAGTTAACCCAGGTTGGGGGCCTAAAGGCGCTGCAACTTATGATATCTTTCTTTACAAAGGCGGCGGTAACTGTCACCACAGGTGGAACAAACAAGTATACGCTGTATTATCAGGTACAGCCTTAGACATACCTAATCAAAGGCAAATTGCACAGGCTAAGGCGGCTAAGTTTGGTTATACTGTAGTAAACCCTGATTTGGTTTCACAAAGGCCGGTAGATATGCCTAATTACGGTTTTTTACCTAGTAACCCACAACCTAAAAGAACAATCACGAAATAATGGCAGAAGCACTATTTATAACCCGGGATGATATCGTTCGTTACACCGCTTTAAACGGCAATGTAGACGTAGATAAGTTTATACAATTTATCAAGATTGCACAGGACATACATATACAGAATTACTTAGGTACAAAACTATTCCAAAAACTGCAAGCTGATATTACTGCAAATACTTTAACAGGTAATTACCAGGCCTTAGTTACAACTTATGTAAAGCCTATGCTTATACATTGGGGTATGGTTGAGTATTTACCTTTCGCGGCTTACACAATTGCAAACAAAGGTGTTTACAAACATTCATCTGAAAATTCAGAAAACGTAGACAAAAACGAAGTTGATTATTTACTTGAAAAGGAACGTAACATTGCTCAGAACTACACACAAAGATTTATTGACTATATGTCTTTTAATCAGCCTTTGTTCCCGGAATATCGTTCAAACAAAAACAACGATATCTTCCCTGATTCAATGAACAATTACACAGGTTGGTATATATGAGAACTAAGATTAAACTTTACAAACCTAAAGAAACTAATGTAGAAAAGCTTCGTGTTTTTCTCGCTAAACTAAATACACAACAAAATGGCAAATAGTAACGGGTGGGGAGATGGCTCAGCTAACAATACAATAGGTTGGGGGCAAGGTGCAAACAATTCCATAAATTGGGGTAAATCGCATTCTTTATCTAATGCAGGTTTAACTGACATAGTAGGTGTTGCAGGTGAGCCAACTTATGATACTAATGCAGCAGCGTTTTTTAGTTCAGCAGGAATTACAGACGTAACGCAAAAAATAGCAATTAACAATTTAGTAATTGGATTGAAAGCAGACGGACTTTGGACTTCGATGTATGCAATTTATCCGTTTGTAGGTGGTACAGCATCAACGCACAAATGGAACTTAAAAGACCCTAGAGATTTGAATGTAGCTTATCGACTTCAGTTCAATGGAGGCATGACACATAGTTCAAACGGAATCTTATTCAACGGAACAAATGGATGGGCAGACACATCTGCTACTAATACAACAGCAACATTCGGAGCATATACAAGAAATGCAACCGACAATGGTGCAGACTACATGGGTACACAAGATTCGGAATTTATTGAAGATGAATTTTCTTATTGGCAGCTTATTAATGGTTTTCAAGTATCACATTCCACATTTATTATTTCTTATGGGTTTGCTTTTGCAAGTACAAATAACACCATTAGAACGGGTTTAAATACGGTAACTAATGACGGAAGCCAAAAGTATTATAAAAATGGAGTTTTAAAAAATACAGCATCAAGTGTGTTTTTAGGTTCTCCAAGTATTAACATGGGCATCGGTGCAATTAATCCAAACAGCAATACTCAAGGAGGGACTTTTGGAATCGAAGGTTATTCTAATCAACAAATCGCATTTGCATTCATGGCGAACAGTTCATTCAACGCAAATCAAAATTTAAACTTATACACAAGAGTTCAAGCATTTCAAACCGCATTATCAAGAAACGTATGATACAAGTAGCAATTTTAAATCAATTAGAAAAAGACGAATTAGTAGGTGTTCAGTACGCACCTGATTGTTATTATAACCCTATTTTAGATGCTTATGAAGATTGGGTTATTTCAATGGAAGAGGTAAACGGTACAACTAACCCTGACACAATGTGGGTTAAAGATTTAAACGTGCTTGACTACGCACCGAAACCACAACCTGTTATTGAACCACAAACACCACCTAATTTATAATGACTGAATTTGTAACAATAATTAAAAAGTACGGAGTAACAGGGTTACTTGGCGTTTGGGTTTGGTCATTGCAAACAGAAGTAAAAGAAATGCGCACTATGTTAGTTGATTGTTACCAGGTGCAAATGCATTCATCTAAAGATTCAAGTAATTACAAAACACCTAATGAATTTTACGCTGTTATTCCTAAAAATGAATTAAGTGAAAAAACTAATAAACGAAACTTTAAAGCCTAATGGCAAATGGTCAATAAAAAGAATAAGTGCATTTACCGCATTTTGGCTGTCAGTTGTATATGCTTTTATTCCGTTATTTTACAAAATTGAATTAAAAGAATTTGTTTTTGTAGGCTTACTTACTTACTCAGCAACATCACTAGGTTTAACTGTTTGGAATAAAAAAATTAAAGAACCGGAAATATGAAACTAGACATTAGCAAGATTAAACAAGCCCGTTTAAAAGACAATCAGTTTTTTGCTGAAGAATCACCAAAGACACAAATTTACCTACACCATACAGCAGGTAACGGAAACGCGGAAGGTGTAAGCCGTTATTGGAACGGTAACGAAACACGAATCGGAACTGCATTTGTAATTGGTGAAGATGGTACAATTGTACAGTGTTTTTCTTCTAAGCATTGGGGGTGGCATCTAGGAATTGACAATCAAGACTTCGCAAGAAACGGGGCAAATTACGTTAACTTAAATAAATGTTCAGTTGGTATTGAAGTTTGTAATTGGGGTTACCTTACAAAAAAAGGAGATAAGTTCTACAACTATGCCGGCGGGGTAATTAAATCAGAAA